TGTGGTCTAAATGGAAATCTAGAGGATACATTGAAACACCCGTACTTAAACGGCGATTAACTGCAGACACATTAAAAAATATGACAGCAAACAAATTGTTTAACTACTTTTTGCAAGCTGTTGAAACGGAAGTATCCGTACAAAAGTTACGGCAAGTACAAAATGTATTAAACCCAATGAAAAGCAAAATGGTGTTATATACATATGACTCGGTACTTTTTGATATTGAATATACAGAAGCAAAAACATTATTACCAACTATTAAGAATATGTTAGAACAAGGAAACTTTCCGGTTAAAACAAAAGTTGGCGATATTTATGATAAAATGAAAACTATATCTCTATGACCATAGATTCAATTTTAACAGAATGGAGTTACAGATTACCAAAAGGTTATCCTACTCGTTCTAAAGATTATGAATTGTTATATCATGTTATTCTAGAAATGACTGAATTAACACCGTTAGAAGCTCGTGCCGTAGTTAATCGTGCACAAGGCGTAATAACAGAACAAGTAGAATTTTCACAATTAAATTTATCTGATGATTTAACTCAACAGATACAAGATCGATATGAAGATTTATCTCCGCAAGAAAAACTAGAATTTGAAAAAAATTATCGACAACATACCGTTGATTCTTTTATGTCAAGCGGATACAAATCATTTACTAAATTTTATGATATTTTACCAACCGGCAAATCTGCAGCAGGTATGGGTAAAGGTGAAATTGAAATTTTATTAGCAGTAAAAGATTCACAACCTGGAGGAACGGCATCTCATGATATTATTATGCCTGGTGGAGAATGGGAAGTTAAAGAAATTGGTAAATTACCTAGACCTACCAAATCCGGAGAAATGGGTAAAGCACCAGAAGGAAAAACATTTCGTCCTGCAAAATCAGGAATGCCAGTTGACGGTGACTTATTAACGCAGACAGTAAACTTTTTTAATGATATCATAAAGCCATTAGCTGAAATGGGTGATTCATTTGAAGAATTAAAAGATCTAGTAGATCCGCATTCATGGCGACAATTAAATGATTTGATTCAAGTATTAGAAAAAGTATTTGTTCCATTAATGGATAATGTAGCTAGTACAGAAATAAGTTACAAAAGCGGTTGGGCTCAAATGTATCGGGGTTGGCAATTAATCCATGAAATTTTATGGAAATCTGAATTAGATGCAGATATACGAGATACTAGATTAACAATCAAAACTGGAAGTCAAACATTATCATATTGGATAACAGCAGAAGATTTTGAAAAGATACAACAAGGTTCCGGCGAGCAAAATGAAGTTTCTATTAAAATAGGACAACAAATTAGCAACGAAACAAATAATGCAGCAATTTGGTTTAATAAATTAAAACATAATGATTTAGTTCGTAATCCAAATTACATGATACAATTATTGAATACTACAAAAAATAAATTCTTTGAAGGAATTTTAGGACTGATTGCATACGATGTTAATAATCCAGGAATTCCGATTGTAACGGACGCAACGGATTGGGCTATTATAGGATTATCTCAAGGAATGTGGGTATTTGGATTGAAAGCAGTATACCCTAAATATGAATTTATACAACAACAATCGTAAGGATGAGGACGAGTGAAAACACAATTACTTTGCACATTTGCACATAGATCGGATTTAAACATAATAACCGAATACATACAACAAAGCTACACGATACCAGAAAGACGAATCTTTGTATTTTCAAATGCAGAAGCTACAGACAATTTGTATTGCACATACAATGCAGATGCTGGAACACAAAGAGGACAAAATACTATAAGCATACATCGAAAAAAAGAAACAAACACATTGTATACAGTAAATGCTTTGAATGAGATAATTCGAATTGTAAACAACGGAGTGTTAGACAAAACTTACCAATTGGATTGGACGATGTATGAAAATTCTTTTATCCTTACTGATGAAGGAGGCTATCGCATAATTCCACTTGTTTTCTTTAAGAAAATTACCTGGAAGTAATATTTATATATAGGAACAGTCATGAAAAAATTAGAAAATATACTTGCAGAAAATATGCGCCGATTTGGTACCAAGAATCTAAATGAACAAGAAGAACAAGACTTTCTTAATGTATATCTAGAAGATTTTAAAAAACAAGGTTGGACATTGGAGTCTGGAGTTGCAAAAGGTGTTGGAGGTATGACTGACGGACGGAGTACAAATACATTAACAAAAAATGATATGCAAATTATTTTTACCAGCAATGCACTAACAGGGATTAAAGTTTCTGTTAAAATATTTCCATCTGATATGGGTAGTGATAATTTGCAAAATAAAGATTTAGCAAATGCATTTAAGGCATATAATCATAAGACTCCTCCGGATATAATAAAACTTCCTCGACCACACGAATCTGGAGAATTCAAATTTTGGTATGCGACAGTAAATTATTCAACTGTTGGCAAAACAAAAGAATCTACGCCATTTTACAAATATTATGCTGATATCATTAAACTTTCTCAAATTAGTGATAAATTTTCAGCAGTTAATAACATGAATGTAAAAGATCAATTAAAAACTGCCGGCAGCGCATTAAAAACAGGTTTTGGCCAATTGGCAGGAAAAGCAAAAGCTGCAATTGCCAAAACAAATGCAACGCCAGAATAATAATTTATTTAAAAAAATTAACAATTAACTTTGATTTATCCCATTAATTATCTATATTATAATTAATATTTTATTTTATTAACCAATTAACAAAAGGAAGACTTATGGCACTTAACTTAGATGCAATTAAGGCAAAACTTAATCAGTTAAACAAAGCTGATGACAAAAAACAAAATTTGTGGAAGCCCGAAGCTGGCAAAACAAGAATTCGAATTGTACCTTACGTACACAGAAAAGACAATCCATTTCTAGAATTGTATTTCCATTACGACATTGGTAAAAGATCAATGTTATCACCAATCACATTTGGTAATGCAGATCCAATCGTTGAATTTGCAGAAAAGCTAAAAAAGACTGGCGATAAAGATGAATGGCTAATGGGCCGTAAAATTGAGCCGAAAATGAGAACTTATGTTCCTGTAATCATTCGCGGTAAAGAATCTGAAGGAGTTAAATTTTGGGGATTTGGAAAACAAATCTATACAGAATTGTTATCAATCATTTCAGATCCAGATTATGGTGACATTACAGATTTGATGAATGGACGCGATATTGATGTTGAATTCACACCAGCAGAAGGCGGAGCATATCCTAAGACAGCAATTCGAGTTAAGCCTAATACACAGGCAGCAACTGAAGACAAAGAAATTGCTCAAAAAATTATGAATCAACCGCAAATTACCGATTTATTTCCAGAACCAACTTATGACGAACTAGAAAAAGCATTAGCTGAATGGATGAATCCAGAAAATGCAGATTCAGATGTTGAAGAATCAGATGAAGAAGAAGAAACAGTAGCAACAGCTCCTGCAAAAGCAGCAAAGCCAGCAGCAACTAAACAAACAGATGTAGCATCTGCATTTGATGATCTATTCAATTCTTAAGAAGGAGTTATAAATGGCAAAAAGTAAAAGTAAACTGGAAATCGAGGACAGCTTAGCAAACACCCTTGCAGAATCAATCAACAAACAATTCAAAGGGCAATCGCTAAAAACTGCTTTCTTTTTAGCCGGCGATGATGATTCTCCTAGCAATGTTAAAGAATGGATTTCATCTGGTTGTGATTCTTTAGATTTAGCAATATCTAATAGACCACACGGAGGTTTTCCGGTAGGAAGAATAACTGAGATAACTGGATTGGAAGCATCGGGTAAATCTTTATTAGCATCACATACCTTAGCAGAAACGCAAAAGAAAGGCGGCTTAGCTGTTTATATCGATACAGAAGCTGCAACTAGTAGTGAATTTTTGCAAGCTATTGGGGTTGATTTAAAAACCATGTTGTATGTTCCATTAGAAACAGTTGAAGAAATATTCGAAACAATTGAAACTATAGTTGAACAAGTACGAAAGTCAGACAAAGATCGTTTAGTTACAATCATTGTAGACTCAATAATGGGTGCTTCAACTAAAATTGAAATGTCTGCCGAATATGACAAAGATGGTTATGCAACATCAAAATCAATCAGTTTATCAAAGGCAATGCGTAAAGTTACCAATGGGATTGCACGAGAAAGAATTTGGCTCATATTTACCAATCAGTTACGTACCAAAATGGGTGTATCATTCGGTGACCAATGGACAACTGCAGGTGGTAAAGCAATTCCATTCCACGCATCGGTTAGACTTCGTTTGAA